CTCTTTATTCTTGAGAGCCATGAGCATTGTGTGAACTGTCTCCAAGTCCTCTGGCTCTGCGTCCCTTGCGGCATCGAAGAGAAGAGAGAGCTGTTTGTTCTCGAATATCTCTTGTGCCTTCTGAGCTGTTTCATCGTCAAAGTAATATGTAGGTTTGGCTGGTTCTTCATCCATGTCGAATCCCATCAACCACATAGCATTTACTTTTAAAACTTTTGCAAGTTTCGGTGCTGATATGTTAGATGGTTTATGACTACCATTAACATATTGGCTTATGGAGGCTTTGCTAACTCCACTTCTATCTGCAAGTTCTTGTGCACTCATATTTATATTATTCATAGCTTGTTTTAATCGGTTAGCAGTTGTTGGCCATTTCATATACTAAACCTCCTCTATCTATATATGCATATTTTATATTTGGATTATACAACAATGTTTAACTAAAATCAAACAAAAAGTTAAAAAACTTTAAACTTTAGGGTTGACAACTGAGTTAAACAGGGTTAAACTAGCATTAAAGTTAAACGAGGTTTAACAAATGCGAATGGAAGGAGGTACGACAATGCCATATCAGTATGACAAGCTGAGAGGAAGAATAATAGAGAAGTACGGAACGCAGGGTAATTTTGCCAAGGCATTGGGATTATCAAGTAATTCTGTATCAAAGAAGTTGAACTGTAGAACTGGATTTACTCAGGAAGAGATGAACAAGTGGGCTGAACTACTTGACATTGATTTAAAGGACTATCCAGCGTATTTTTTTGCTTAGGAAGTTAAACAGAGTTTAACCGAAGGCAAGGAGTGATAGAAAGGAGATGAGAGCAATGAGCAGAGCAACAGCAGGCCTGCAGGTGACAGGCATTAGCTACATAAAAGCATCACCTTATGTCAGTAAGGCTCAGATGATGCAGATGTTTAGCATATCTCAGAGCACCGCAAGCCGCAGAATATCTGATCTGGATAGATATGTTCAGAATGGCAGATATGGACCATACACAATCTTGGATGGAGCTGGTGTGACATGGGTGAACTACTTAGCATTGGTTGACTATCTGAGATATAAGAAAGAGCTTGATAAGGGCTACAGAGTACCACCATTTGACCCCGGAAAAGTTGCAAAAGCTATTGGATGGGGTGAGATGACATCAGATATGAGGTAACACGAAAAAGCACCTTTGGAATTGCAGTTCCGCCGGTGCAAATAAGAAATAACTCAAGAAAATCATAGCAGAAAAGGGGAAGAAAAGCAATGAAGAGGAAGAACTTAGACACAAAGGCTGTCAAGGCCGTGAGTCTTGTAATAATGACTATTTTATTTTTGCTGTTGGCCTACAACATCTTATTCAACGTAGAAGTGCTGCTTGCACTGCCGGCGGTAGGATTGGTGGCGTACTTGCTTGGAACCGTGTTTACGGAGCTGGGACTTTATGGCGTGCTTGAACTTATGAACAGCATTGAAGATGCCAGAGAGGAATAGAACATGGTTGAGATGAAAGTGCTTGGAAGCCACGAAGAATGGCTTAAGGCAAGAACCAAGATAGGCGGGTCTGATGCCTCGGCGATAGTAGGAATGAACCCTTGGAGAGATAATGTCAGCCTGTGGCGGGAGAAAGTCAACAATCTGCCGCCGGTGGATATATCCGATAAGGATTGTGTCCGCTATGGAGTAGCCGCAGAACCACTTCTTAGAGCCTTGTTTGCTCTGGATTATCCAGAGTTTGAGGTCATGTATGAGGAGAATAACATCTGGTTCAATGACCGCTATCCGTGGGCTCACGCAAGCCTTGATGGATGGCTTGTTGAAAAGGACACAGGATGCAAAGGAATACTGGAGATCAAAACAACAGAGATCCAGTCGGCAAGCCAGAAAAAGAAATGGGGCACACCATATGATCCGAGCTTGCCGCAGAACTATTATGCACAGATACTTCACTATTTGATGGTCACAGAGTATGACTTCGTGATGCTGGTAGGACAGCTCAAGACAAGGCTCACTGATAAGAATGGAGATCCTGTGATGGTCAAGACAACAATGCATTACAGAGTGAAACGGTCAGATGATGGAGTCGAAGAGGGTATACAGAGACTTGCAGAGGATGAAAGTAAGTTCTGGGAGCAGGTACAGGCAAATAAAGAGCCACCACTGATACTCCCAGAGATATAGGAGAGATGCAATGTATTACAACGAATGTCCACAGTGCGGTGCTTGCCTGGACCCGGGCGAACACTGTGACTGCGAGGAAGAGAGACAGCGACAGACAGCACGCATCATGGCAATGGTGCGAGAGAACAAGGAGAGTCACCAGATGGAGCTGGTGCTGAATTAGGAGGTTTACATGGAATTAAGAGTTAATGAGGTAGCGATACCAGAGAAGATTGATTTTAACTATGAGGAGCTCAAGGCTGAGCTTACATCTAAGGTCTCATTTTATGAGACGCTTGTCTACACAGATGACCAGATCAAGGACGCAAAGGCAGACAAGGCCAATCTGAACAAGCTGAAGAGAGCCCTCAATGATGAGCGCATCAGAAGAGAGAAAGAATACATGCAGCCGTTTAATGTGTTTAAGGCTCAGATCAACGAAATCATAGGCATTATAGACAAGCCTATAGCGGTGATAGATGAACAGGTCAAGGCATACGATGAGAAACGCAAGGCCGAAAAGCAGAAAGCCATTGAAGTGCTGTTCTCTCAGATAGGTTTCCAGAATTTTGTCACGTTGGAGAAGATCTGGGATCCGAAGTGGTTGAATGCTTCGGTATCAATGAAGAGTATCGAAGATCAGATGAGGTCAAAGATGTATGAGATCGGCAACGGAGTGCTTACACTCAGTCAGCTCCCGGAGTTCGGATTTGAGGCTACAGAGGTATTCAAGGAGACATTAGACATCAACAAGGCCATCTCAGAGGCTAAGAGGATGTCAGAGATTGCCAAGGCAAAGGCAGAAGCTGAGGCAAGGAGAAAGGCTGAGGAAGAGACACGAAAAGCAGCAGAAGAGGCAAGACGAAAGGCTGAGGAAGAGCGCAAGGCACAGGAAAGAGCTGCCGAGGAGCAGAGAGCGGCAAAGGCTATGACACCACCAGAGGAGGTACAGCCGACACCAGTACAGGAGTCACAGCCGGAACCACAGAAGATGGTAGTCAAGTTTGAGGTAGAACTTACAACAGAAGATGCAACGGCTCTGAGAGAGTTCTTCCAGAGCAGAAATATAACATTTAGAGCGATTAAGTAGGAGGTAACAAGATGATTAAGTCAGAAATGGGATCAGTATCAATGAGAGGAACAACACCGGTTCTTGTATCGGAGTTGGCATTTATGGTGAAGGGAATGAGAGAATCCTTTGCTAAAGAGTATGGAGAGTCAGCTGCAGAAGAGCTGATAAGCAGAGCAATGGAAGCATCCAGAGCTGAGGGAGACCTTGACGAGATTATGAAGGGGCTTATAAATGATACGTTTGACATATTGTCCAAAGCAAGAAGCAACAGGGACAACACAGTGGAGATGCCACAGGCTCTGAAAGAGGTACTGCGCAAGATGTTAGAAGATACGATTATGCATTAGGAGGATCAAGATGATTGTATTAAACAAAGGTTCAGTACAGTTGGAAGGGTCAACAATAATGCTGATCGCTGAAATGATAACAGCCATAAGCGGAGCGCGATCTATCGTTGAAGAAGATTTTGGAACAGATGTGGCAAATCAGTTTATAGACAAGGCTGTAGAGATTGCAAAGCAGAATAACAGCAAGATTGATATTTTAGAATTGGCAACCGAGTTAGCGGAGGTAGAAAATAATGGCAGTAAATAACAGTTTAGTAGCAAAAAGTAAAGCACAGCAGAATCTGGGAATTACAGAGTATCTTACAAAAGATGCAATCAAGAATCAGATCAACAAGGTGGTTGGTGGAAAGAATGGACAGAGGTTTATATCTGCTATCGTATCAGCATATAATACCAACCCTACACTTCAGGAGTGCACGAATCAGTCGATTCTTTCAGCTGCACTTCTCGGCGAGAGCTTACAGCTTTCACCATCCCCACAGCTCGGACACTATTACATGGTCCCATTCAACAATACAAAGACTGGTGTCAAGGAAGCTCAGTTCCAGATGGGATATAAGGGATATATTCAGCTGGCTATCCGTTCTGGTCAGTATAAGAGACTGAATGTTGTCGCAATCAAGGAAGGGGAGTTGGAATACTTCGACCCACTCAACGAGGATATCAAGGTCAATCTCATGGTTGATGACTGGGACAAGCGTGAAGAGGCTGAGACAATCGGCTACTATGCAATGTTTGAGCTTGTGAACGGATTCAGAAAGACAATGTATTGGAGTAAGGCTCAGATGCTTGCTCATGCGGACAAGTATTCACCGGCATTCTACAAGGACGCTGGAAAGGTCAAGACAAAGTACGGAGAGAAGCAGAGAGTATCATTTGCTGACTATGAAGCCGGTAACTATGATCCTCGTGATTCGTGGATGTATTCATCGTTCTGGTACAAGAATTTTGATGGCATGGCTTACAAGACAATGCTCCGACAGCTGATCAGCAAGTGGGGAGTAATGAGCATAGAACTCCAGAAGGCATTTGAGGGCGACATGGCAACCTTGGACGCTGAGGGACATCCTACATATGTTGAGAACGACAATGATGAGTATGTGGAAACCACAGCAACAGAGATGAATGAACCAGAAGCACAGGCTCCACAGGCAGAGCCACAGGATACTCAGCCAGCACCGGCAGAAAATCCACAGCCAGAGATGAACGCTGCCGAGGCGGCACTATTCGGAAGTTTCAAGTAGAGTAGGTTACATTGACATTACATAATACATCACAAGCACAGTAACGTAATGTCTTAGCATATATCCCTGTTGCTCTTATTTGAGGGTGACAGGGGGAAAGGAGCATTGATGGCTTGGAACAGGTCAAGAGCCAAGTACGGCAACAGGAAGGTTGTTGTAGACGGCATCACATTTGACAGCAAGAAAGAAGCTCAGAGATATACAGAGCTGAAATTGCTTGAGAAAGCTGGCAAAATAACAGGCTTGCAGCTTCAGAGAGAATTTGAACTGATACCGGCTCAGAGAGAGCAGACTAACGAGGCATATACAAAAGGACCTCATAAGGGCGAATACAAGTCAGGCAAACTCATAGAGTGCAAATGCTCATACATAGCAGACTTTGTGTACTGGGATGGAAACAGCCTTGTGGTAGAGGATGCCAAGGGCATGAGAACAAAGGAATACATCATAAAGCGTAAGTTGATGCTTTATAAGTATGGAATCAGAATCAAGGAGGTGTGACATGGGTGGCAGAAGCAAAATGGATAAAGCTGGCAACAGATATATTCACAGATGACAAGATTATGCTTATATCTGCTCTTCCCAAGGGAGATTCAATAATCCTCATATGGATTAAACTGTTGTGCCTTGCGGGACGCATGAATAATAGCGGTGTATTTGCTCAGGGCGGTGTGGCATATACCGCTGATATGCTTGCTACATTGTTTGGCCAGAAGCCAGCCATGGTAAAACAGGCCATAGATATATTTGCAATGTACGGCATGATTGAGATTGTGGATGGAGTGATCACAATTCCAAATTGGGGTAAGTACCAGACGCTTGATCAGCTTGATAATAAAAAGGCTTACATGAAGGATTACATGAGAGATTACAGGGAAAAACAGAAGAGGTTAACAGGTGATGTTAATAATAAGTCTGATGTAAATGGTTGTAAAACTAACTGTAAAACTAACAGTAAAGCTAATGTTAGCCGTACAGATATAGAAATAGATATAGAGAAAGAGAGTAAAAAGAAAAATACAAAAGAAAAAGGCGGGGAGACAGCACCAAAGTCTGAACCAGTGTACAGCGATGATCCAGAGCTTAATGATGCCATAGTAGAGTTCATCAAGTTTCGTAAGGACATCAAGAAGCCTATGAGTGACAGGGCCATAACGCTGATGATGAACGAGCTTGAGTCGCTATCACACGATAAGCATGAACAGGTACAGATTCTCAATCAGTCGATAATGCAGGGATGGACAGGCCTATATGCGCTTAAGGATGACGGTAAGAGCCGAGGACAGCCACGGAACGTGAATCCAAATGGATTTGCAAACTTCAAACAGACAGATCATTCTGAGCAGCTTGGACAGCTTGAGAAGATGCTGGCTGATGAGCTGAATAATAAATAACACACGAAAGGAGCCGAACCTCCGGCCGGGGTAATGCTATAGCGGGTTCCTGAGAAGTGAATGAACGAAGACTTAATAACGAGAATTTTTGGAGAGAACGGCGAACTTGACAGCCCGGATGAGGGCTTAGAGGAATACAAGAAGCGCAAGAAAGAAGCCAGGGAGAAAATGATAATGCTCCAGAACCAGCCGTATGAAGTTAAGGTGCGGCGATCCAGACTTAGAGCTGAAGAGTTCATGGAGCAGATGCGGATACGAGACAAAACGGCTCATGTGAGTGTTGGCGGTCTTGACAGTATTACACTACACATATTCCTGAAGTCGATAGGCATCAATGTTCCAGCGGTGTCAGTGTCATCTCTGGAAGATAAGAGCATACAGAGGGTACATAAAGCTCTTGGAGTGACAATTCTGAACCCACTCAAGACAAAAGTTGAGGTACTCAATGAAGTTGGGTTCCCGGTTATCAGCAAGAGGATAGCGGGAAAGATAGCGCTGCTTCAGAATCCGACTGAAAACAATAAGACAGTTCGACATGCAATAATCACAGGCGAATGTGGAGAGCTTGGACACTTCCAGAAGAACAGCCGCATGAAGCTGCCACAGAAGTGGCTTAACCTGTTCGGAGGATATGAGAACGAGAATGAAGGTGTTATGTATTACAAGCCAAATTTCAAGGTGTCAAATGATTGTTGCTATTGGCTGAAAGAGAAGCCATGCGATGACTGGGCTAAGGCTCATTCAAGCTATCCGTTCCTTGGCATGATGGCATCTGAGGGTGGACAGAGAGAAGAAGCTCTCACAGACCATGGATGCAATTACTATGGCAAGACAGTAATGAGATCAGCGCCATTTGCACCATACCTCAGAAATGACATATTGAGACTTGCTCAGGAGATGGACACTTGGTATCACGCACATACAGATGTGTTTGCAAAGCTTTATTATGAGCAGCCATACAGTAAGGATAAGGCTGGTAACACAATACCTTATGAACCGGTTGAGACAATCATACCGGCTATATATGGACGGATAGAGGATGACGGACACGGAAATCTCAGAACGACAGGAGCACAGCGGACAGGCTGCAGCATGTGTGGCTTTGGAATCCACATGGAAGAACGGCCACACAGGTTTGATAGGCTCAGAGAGCGGAATCCAAAGGAATGGGAGTTCTACATGTACAGGTGTTGCACGGATCCAGAGACAGGAGAAAAGTTCGGCTGGGGAAGAGTCCTAGATTATATCGGAGTGCCGTGGGAAGATGTACCGGCGGTACAGCTGAGTATATATGATTACCCGGAGGTGCTGCCATGATAAACGGAGAACTTATAGTTGATAACTTCGCCGGAGGTGGTGGAGCATCAACAGGGATTGAGATGGCTACAGGCTACAGCGTTGATATAGCTATCAACCATGACCCGGAAGCCATAAGGATGCATAAGGTCAACCATCCAAACACAAAGCACTATTGTGAGAATGTGTGGGCGGTTGATCCTGTGAAAGCTTGTGAGGGACATCCGGTAGCTCTTGCCTGGTTCTCTCCGGACTGCAAGCATTTCAGCAAGGCCAAGGGTGGGAAACCAAAGGATAAGAACATCAGAGGGCTTGCATGGGTAGCATGCAGATGGGCGGCACTTGTGAGACCGAGAGTGATTATGCTTGAGAATGTCGAAGAGTTCAAGACATGGGGCCCGCTCAACAGAGGACATCATCCGATAAAGGCAAAGCAAGGAGATACTTTCAGGAAGTTTGTAAAGCAGCTCAATGAGCTGGGATATGAGGTACAGTTCAGAGAGCTTGTGGCGGCAGACTACGGAGCACCGACTAAAAGAAAAAGGTTCTTTATGATCGCAAGGTGTGATGGTGCACATATCATGTGGCCAAAGCCTACGCATGCACCGGCAGACAGTGAAGAGGTCAAGGCGGGACTGCTCAAGCCTTATGTTGGAGCATATACACAGCTTGATTTCAGCTTACCTTGTCCGAGTATCTTTGATACATCAGATGAGATCAAGGAGAAGTATGGCATCCGGGCGGTGAGGCCGCTTGCACCAAAGACTATGCAGAGGATTGCAAGAGGGCTGAAGAAGTTCGTTCTGGATAATCCGGAGCCGTTCATCATCCAGTGCAATCATGGCGGCGATAGAAAGCCACAGGACATAAGAGATCCAATGCCGACAATCACAGGAAAGCACGGATATGGAGTTGTAGAACCATATATGGTTCAGATAGGTCAGACTGGATTCTCTGCAGATCGTAGCAAAGATGTGAGAGAACCACTTACTACTATTGTCAGCAAGAATGAGCACTGTCTAATAAGTCCTACACTTATTCAATATCATTCGGAGACCAATTCAGACGAGGTGCGAGGTCAAGGTATAGAGAATCCGATCATGACAGTGGACAGTTCAAACAGATATGGCCTTGTGACTTCGTTCCTCAGTAAGTTCTACAAAACAGGAATAGGACAGGATGAGAGAGAGCCGCTGCATACAGTTACAACATCAGCCGGACATTTTGGAGAGGTCAGAGCATTCTTGATTAAATACTACGGAGAGGGTACAGGGCAGGATATAGAACAGCCACTTGACACAGTGACATCAAGAGACCGATTCGGCCTTGTAACAATCCAAGGTGTTGAGTATCAGATAGTGGACATTGGTCTCAGAATGCTTGAGCCAAAGGAGTTATATGGGTGCCAAGGGTTTCCGGATGATTACATCATAGATCATGACAACACAGGTAAGACATATTCAAGAAGTGAACAGGTTAAGAGATGTGGAAATGCAGTCTGTCCACCTATACCGGCGGCGATGGTGAGATCAAATCTTCCGGAGCTGTGTGTAAGGAAGAGGATGCCAAACATGAGGATAGGCGAAGAAGATAATGGACAGTTGTGTTTTGTATAGATAGAGGAGGTTTTTAGTGAACGATTTAAAGATATATGAAAATAAAGAATTTGGAGAGATAAGAACAGTGAATATAGATGGCGAGCCTTGGTTTGTGGGAGTGGACATAGCGACAGCTCTTGGTTATAGCAATACACGAGACGCTATAGCAAAACACATTGATAACGAGGACAAAGCTACCGTCGCAATTCACGACGGCAGGCAAAAAAGAAATATAACAGCAATCAACGAAAGCGGATTATACAGCCTCATCCTATCCAGCGAGCTCCCATCAGCGAAAGCATTTAAGCGCTGGGTGACAAGCGAGGTGTTGCCATCAATCCGTAAGAACGGCGGTTACATAGCCGGACAGGAGACCATGACGGACGATGAACTGATGGCCAGAGCCTTGCAGGTAGCTCAGAACAAGATCCTGGAGAGGGACAAGCAGATAAAGACCATGAAGCCAAAGGCAATATTCGCTGATGCGGTTGCAGCAAGTCATACATCAATATTGGTCGGAGAGCTTGCCAAGATATTAAAACAGAATGGTGTCAATATTGGGCAGAATAGATTGTATGAGTGGCTGAGAGAAAATGGATATCTGATCAAGGGCAATAAAAGAACCGACAGAAATGCACCAACTCAGAGAAGCATGGACATGGGATTATTCGAGGTAAAAATCAGCACTGTTGTTAATTCTGATGGATCAGTCAGGGAGACAAGAACAACAAAGGTAACAGGCAAGGGACAGCAGTATTTCATCAACAAGTTTCTTGCTGAGTAAAAGGAGAAAACAAATGAAAATGACGGATTTTGAAATAGACGCTGTATACAACACCATCTGCCGACCGGGGCGGGTGGTGAAGATCCTCACAAAAGGTGGGAAAGAGGAGAATGTCCCTATAAGGGTTTGGAAGTGCTGGACAATCATCAAGGTATATGAGCACCATGTGCTGATGCAAAGCGAACAGGGCTACCATGAGAGCTTCAGCAACACAGACATAAGAGAGATGATCAGGAAGGGGGAAATACGATGGAGATAGTACCAGAGAGAGCAGGAGGCTGCGAAAACTGCAAATACAGAGCCATGGACGAGACACAGGAACCATGCGCACACTGTACTAAGAACGCTGTGGACAACTATGAACCGATGACCAACGGCGACTACATCCGGTCGCTCAGTGATGCGGATCTTGCGCAGATAATCATATGTCCGAATGAGATAGGGTTTGATGGCAATAAATGCACAGGGCATTGTTGTGAGTGTACCCGCAGATGGCTTGAGGCGGAAAGGAAGGTTGAGGAGTGATGAGGTTAATTAGTCAGAAAGGTTTAAGATACGCCGATGTTAAATATGAGGATGGAATCATCACAATAGATGGCTTTGCGCAGAATGAAACAAATGTAATGTATGCATGGGACAACATTAAGCCAGATGAAGCTCCCATACTTATGGCAACATACAGCTCAAGGAGAAAGGCAGAGAAAGTGCTGGAAGATATGATAAAACTGTATGGAAGTTACATATCGTGTGAAGGCGGTCCTGGAATCCTACAGGGTAGTGGCTATCAGCAGGCATTCTGTTTCACACCACCGAAGGTGTTCCGGTTTCCGGCAGATGATGAAGTGGAGGTGTAAGGATGGCACAGATTCCAAATGAGATCAAACAGGATCCGAACTGGGCAAGAGCAGTTGCTATCTCAAAACAGTATGCTGTAAGCACATACCCAGCTACCTGGGTGCTTAAATTCATAAACGAGTGGAACGCGGCTGTGGCAAGGCTGAGAAGATAGGAGTGTGGGAATATGGAAGAGAGAGAAGCAATAGCCAAATTAAAGGGAACAACAGATTATAGATATTCACATTATGCCTATGTGAATGATACCGGAAAGGCATTTGATATGGCGATAAAGGCACTTGAGAAACAAGGACTAGAGAAACGTAAGTCAGAGAAATCAATGAGAATTGAGGCAAAAAAACTTATTGAGGAGCATCCAACAGTCTACGATGTGGACAAGGCTGTTTCAGAGCTGCAGGACAAGTCATTTGAAAGGTACGGCAATCAGGGCATGGGCGGAGAGCTGGTGGTTAATTTTGATGATGCTGTGGAGATCGTGAAGAGAGGTGGAGTGGATGAAAGATAGATGTCTATTCAAGGCGAAAATTTGTAATGGAGAGTGGGTTGCAGGATTTTTGCATTGCAAAAATGATAAATGGTATATCAGCAATAAAGCAGGTTCGCCATTTGCATTTGAAGTGCGACCAGATACTATCTGTCAGTGCACAGGCTTGAAAGATAAGAACGGCAAACTGATATGGGAAGGTGACATTATTTTGTTCCAACGAGATAATGATGATTGTCCATTCCCGGACAAAGATACAAAGAAAAGACTTGGAAAAGTATTTTATAAAGATTTTAGGACAACTTTTGCTATCGGAATGGGAAAGAGTGGAAGTGGGTCTTTGAATGATGATTTATGGAAATATGTTCAAAACGGAAATCGAGTTGAAGTTATTGGCAACATATTTGATAATCCAGAATTGATAAAGGAGAGTGATACATAATGGTAATGACCAAATGGAATATAGACACAGTTCCCAAATGTGAAAAGGGAACTACTTCGGATGAGGTTCTTGTAACGATAGAAAAAGCCTCAATAATAACAGGTGAAATATACAGTCGAGTTGTTAAGGCGGTATATATCCCACATCACAATTGTTCGTTGGAAGATTTAGGATGGAACGTGGATGAAGATATCTTAGATGAGTGGGAGTATACAGAAGATGGTATTTCTTGGTGGATCCCACAGGGCTGGTACGAAGTGCATGATTATTGTGATAATTACGAATACTCAAAGATTACAGATAAGGTAGTAGCCTGGAGAAAGTTGCCAAAACCTTATGAATCAAGGAAGGAGAGCGTATAGAATGGCATATGCAGGCAAATGCGATAGATGCGGCGGGTTCTACGACCTGCCGTTTGAACACGGAGCGGCGATAAGGGCAAGGATAGTTGATGTGTTCGATGATGTGACAGGATCAAGAGATTTATGCCCGGACTGCATGAAGAAGCTCCGAAGCTTTCTTGACGGGGCAGAGCTCAATGATCCGGGAGTGATAGAGAATAAAGGACAGATAGGATTCAGAATGAAGATGGATCCAGACAACCATTTGATGAACAGATTCATGCGGAAGGAGTGAGAGGATGGCAAAATCAGATAGAAAGCTACACGAAGCAAGAATGGCGGGTGCTGCATGGCTGATGAATGTCATCAAGACACAGGGCATGGAAGCAGCAGAGAAAGAACTCAGGACCAGGGGAGCCATATTTGTTCCGCTTGAGGTCAACCAGAAGCAGCTTGATGAAGCTGTGTATAAAATCAAACTGAATACAATAGATTGTATTTTGATAATGAGTTGCATGGTACTTCGGGATGAGTTTGATTTTGGACAGAAGAGGCTTGAGAGATTCTGCGAAAGATTTAATTTAAAGACTGATGCGCTGTGTGATGAAGAAATTATCTGGGATGATCTGATACAGACACTAAAGGAAGAAACAGGCTTGGATTTCACCATCCGGGAGAACAAGTAGGAGGTGAGGCGGTGAAAGCAAAAGAGTATTTGAAACAGGTGAAGCTTCTGGATGTTAAGATCAGACAGAGAAAGATAGAGCTTGCAGGACTCAAGGAAGATGCAACTTGCACCGGTGCATTTGATTATTCATCAGAAAAGGTACAGACAAGCGCTAAGGCTGATTCTATGAGCAAAAAGGTGGCAAAGTATGTTGACCTTGAGAAGGAGATTCATGAGGACATAGAGCGGTTCACGGAGCTCAAGCATAAGGTCATAGGACAGATACATATGCTGGACGAACCGAAGTACATCAATGTATTGTTCATGAAATATATTGAATATAAGGACCTGAAGGAGATTGCCAAAGAACTTGATTATTCATATGGCAGGATAAAACATATACATGGTTTTGCACTTGAGACATTTAGAATTAAGGTCTTGGAAAACTCAGCACCAAATAGCACCATTTAGCACCACATAGCACCTAGCAAACATGGTATACTAGTATGGTAAAATTATATTGATTCATAAGGGACATGACTGTTTGCCATTTCGGTCGTGTCCCTTTTCTTATGCCCAGTGGTTGCACCTCCCCTTGTGAAAAGTGAACGCTGATCTCTCCCCACTGGGCTATTTTGTTTGAGGTGTGAGATATGAGTAAGATTAAAAGGTTTGAGGTCGTGAGACCTGAATATAGTTTTGAATACATACATCCGATACTTGGTAGGCTGGCTTTACCAATAGCCATGATAAAGGTGATGGTTAAGTGCACTAAGATATACAAATTTCAGCCAACTATAAATTGGAGTGGAGAGGTAAAGAATGTATGTAAACCGCTGTACAAGATTGTGATCCCGAAGAGAGTGAGAAAGAAACAGAAGTAATAGAGAGAAGGTGTGACATTATGGCTAAACTTACAGCTAAACAGCAGAGATTCTGTGATGAATACTTGATTGACCTTAATGCCACACAGGCAGCTATAAGGGCAGGGTATTCAAAGAAAACAGCAAATGAGCAAGGAGCACGCTTGTTAGTAAATGTTAGTATTCAAAAGAAAATATTTGAGCTACAAAAAGAGCGTGAAAAACGCACAGAGATTACTCAGGACAGTGTATTACGAGAACTGGCACTGATTGCATTTGCAAAGGCATCTGACTATGCAAGAGTAGTTGAAAAGGATGCCATGGTAGAAGTTGATGGGAACATGGTCCCGGTACTTGACGAGGACGGCAATCAGGTGAAATACAGGACAGTAGAGCCTATTCTGACAGATGAACTGACAGAGGATCAGAAGAAAGCTATTGCAGTTATAAAAAAGGGTCGAGATGGCTTTGAAATAAAGCCTTATAGCAAGATACAGGCGTTGGAGCTCCTGGGTAAGCATTTGGGTATGTTCACAGAAAAGGTGGAAGTGAAGAATACCACACCAAATGCATTTGAGGGGCTTACAACAGAGGAATTGAAGAAACTTATTGATAATGATTGACAGGCATGACCCTTTATTACAGCAACAGCTAAAGATAGAGCTATCAAGGAGAGAGTTTTGGCAGTATTGTAAGCTGACCTCTCCTGATTTCTATAGTAACGACAGAGGCTTTCTGCATGATCTTGCAGATAAGCTACAGTGGTTCGTGGAAGATGCAGAACAACAGATAATGGTTGTAAATATGCCACCACGACATGGAAAGTCACGAACAGCTACTAAATTTGTTCAGTGGTTATTTGGTAAATATGGTATAGACAAAAAGGTTATGACAGGATCATATAATGAGACCCTGTCAGGAACATTTGCAAAGGCTGTCAGGGATGTTATAGCAGAAAAGCCTACAGAGGGCATTCTGACATATGGAGATATATTCCCTGGCACAAAGATAAAGTATGGCGAGGCTGCAGCACAGAAATGGAGTCTTGAGGGCAGTCAACAGGCCAATTACCTTGCAACTTCTCCGACAGGTACAGCAACAGGATTTGGCTGTAATATCATGATAATAGATGATCTTATCAAGAACAGTGAGGAAGCCTACAATGAATCAGTATTGCAGAAGCAGATTGACTGGTTCAACAATACAATGCTCTCCAGAACAGAGAATGATTTTAAAATCATCATAATTATGACAAGATGGTCAACAAAAGATCTTGCCGGATATGTACTTGCCAACTATGACAATGTAGTTCATATCAATTACAAGGCAGTACAAGACGATGGGGCAATGCTCTGTGAAGCTATCCTGTCATATAAGGATTACAAGATAAAGACCAAGAATATGAACAAGGATATAGTCCTTGCAAATTACCAGCAGGAGCCTATAGATGTCAAGGGCAGACTATACAGTCATATCAAGACATATACGGATATTCCGAGGGATAGCAAGGGTAATAACCTATTCAAATATATATTGAATTATACAGATACAGCAGACACAGGTGGCGATTACCTGTGTTCTATTTGTTATGGCATGTATGAGAGTACATATTACATACTTGACGTTTTATATACAAAAGAGCCAATGGAAGTTACTGAGCCGGCAACAGTTCAGATGCTGACGAACAATAACGTTGGTAATGCTTTAATAGAGAGCAATAATGGCGGTCGAGGATTCAGCAGAAACGTTATAAGAGAACTGAAATCTTTGGGAAATACTCACACTAAAATACAGTGGTTCTTTCAGTCAAAGAATAAGACATCAAGGATCCTGTCAAATAGCACAGGAGTAATGCAGAACGTTCTCTTCCCTGTGAATTGGGAAGACAGATGGCCAGATTTTGCGGAAGCAATAAGGAAGTATCAGAAAGAGGGTAAGAATGCTCATGATGATGCTCCGGATGCTCTGACTGGTGTATATGAGAATGATAAGCCTAAGGGAACATGGCTGGTATAGAGAGGTGAAAAAATGCTAACCCCTGACGAGATAAAAGAATTGATAGACAGTGACCGCACATCAGAAAAGAAGCAGTTCGCCCGGACAGGCGAAAGATACTATGACGGCGATCATGACATAGAGAAGTATAGATTGTTCTATTACAATGCGGACGGCGAACTGGTAGAGGACAAGACTAGAAGCAATGTGAAGATACCGCATCCGTTCTTCACAGAGCTGGTTGACCAATGCACTCAGTATATCTTATCAGGGGATGGCATTGTAAAGTCCAACGACACTGAACTGCAGAAGCACATGGACAAGTATTTCAACAACAATGATGAGTTCATGTCTGAGCTTTCTGACGCTATCACGGATATGCAGGTCAAAGGCTTTGCGTATATGTACGCATACAAGAACGCCAAAGATATGATGTCATTTGCCAATGCTGACAGTATCGGAGTTATTGAGGTAAGAGCTAAGGACACAGATGATGGCTGTGCATACACGATTTACCACTATACGGACAGGATAGACAAAGGGCACAAGACTATTGAGAGAATACAGGTCTGGGATGATAAGCAGACATATTATTATGTCCAGGTTGATAATGGGGCGGTGGTGTTAGATGATACTGAACCAATCAACCCAAAGCCTCATGTACTTTACACAAAGAATAATGGAGATAAGGCCACCTACTTTGATGGATTTGGCTATATTCCATTCTTCCGGCTGGATAACAACAAGAAGCAGTTCTCAAGCCTTAAGCCTGTAAAGCCACTCATAGATGACTATGACCTGATGGCCTCAAGCCTGTCAAACAACCTCATAGACTTTGATTCCCCACTATATGCTATCAAAGGCTTTCAAGGAGACAACCTGAATGAGCTTCAGACAAACCTCAAAACAAAGAAGATCATAGGTATAGGTGAGGATGGTGACGTAGATGTCAAGACTGTTGACGTCCCATATCAGGCACGACAGGCAAAACTGGAGCTTGATGAAAAGAATATATACAGGTTCGGCATGGGGCTGAATACTGCCGGACTCAAGGACACATCAGCAACTACGAATATAGCCATTAAGGCGGCCTACTCATTGCTTGACCTTAAGGCAAAAAAGATAGAGAAAGCTCTTAGAAAGTTCTTGAGGAAGATAGTAGAGATAGTTGTTGACGAGATAAATAAGGCTGAGAATAAGGCATACAAGGCTGAGGATGTTTATTTTGAGTTCGCTCACGAGATAATGAGCAACGCTCAGGAAAATGCACAGATAGAGCTTACAGAGGCTCAGGTAAGGCAGACAGAGATCAATACAATACTCAATGTTGCAAGCATGTTTGATGATGAGACGATTATCAAAGCTATCTGTGACTGGCTTGATATTGATTATGGCGAGATCAAGGACAAGCTGCCTAAGAATGAGGAGGAGAACACGGAAGAGGCTCAGAAGGTGCTTGATAACATCAATACAGATGTCGAGAACGGAGGTGGAGCAGATGGAAAATAAAAGATACAAGATAGATTTAGATACAAGAGCGGTGAAGATGCCGGCTGGCGAGGTCATCGGTGTATATCATGACAAAGATGTAAACCGGCTGACATTTGAAGTGCCGGCAACGTATAAGGGCATAGATCTCACTGAATATCAGATATCAATCAACTATGTGAATGAAGAAGAGCAGAAAGATGTGTATTTTATAGAGAATTATACACTCTCTGATGATGCAAGCATTATAACCTTTGATTGGCTTGTTGGTGCTACTGCATGTACAGTGCCGGGCAATGTCGGCTTCACTGTATGCTTCAAGAAGCTTGATAGTGAGGGTAACATCATCAACGAGATCAACACCAAGCTCACAAGAATGAAGGTTCTTGAGGGCTGTGAAGCAGTTGAGAGTGAGATTGAAGAGCGGTATATGACAGATCTTGCAGGACAGCTGTACAAGGAGTTGGACGCAGTAAAAAAACGTGGCAGTGATGTCAAGGAAAGGCTTGCGGAGATCATCACTGACAAGGGAGTTGAGACCGCAAGCAGTTTGACATTCGACGAGATGTTTGAGAATGCGGAGAAGATACAGACAGGCACATCGAATACACAGGTGTTGAATACTACAATGCCGTCTGAGATTGTGCGATGTCGAGTAACACATAAGATAGATACATCATTGAACTAGGAGGGAAAAACATATGCTTACAAATAATTATGCAGGACTTATTAGTCTTAATTGCCAGGGTAACTCTATCAACTATGGTGTATGTAAATATGTAGATAACAGTGTTGCATCTGTAGGTTACTCTTGGCTTAAAAACATGCTAAGCGGGAACTCATTGAAATTAAAAAAAGAAAACAGTTCATCCACAGGAATTGCTTTGGTACTAGGTACAGGATCAACGCCACCTAAAAGTACAGATACAGCACTAGAGGCATTAACTGAGGATTATGAAGTCGTTACACAGACTAAAGATATCCCTTTTAGTTTTTCAAGTTCGATTGTAACCATTACCAGAGTTATTAAAAACATGGGTAGTGCACCATTAACTATATCTGAAATTGGTCTATATGCATATCAGGTTAATTTTGGTACATTGATGTTGGCTCGTGAAGTAATTGATCCTGTGACAATTCAGCCGGGCGAGAAGCACTCATTCACGATGGATATTTGCGTACAGTAGACACAAAACAAGGTTAAAATCTAACCTTGTTTTTTAATGGGATAAAATGATGAACAACGCACAAAAACAGGTAACACAGGCACAACTAAATAGAGAAAAGCAGACCATTAGGAAGCTCAAGGCGGTATACACGCAGGCTCTGAAAGACTGTGAACAGAAGATAAGGGAACTCTCAGAGCGAACCGACATGGAGAATCTGCAGAGCATCATCTATCAGAAACAGTATCAGGAGGCTTTGAAAGCGCAGCTTGAGGGTGTTCTGAGTAACCTGCAGTCTAACTCATATGCAACTGTGTCTGACTACCTGACGAAGTGTTATAGAGACGGATACACAGGTGTCATGTATGACCTGCAAAAGACAGGCATCCCAATCATCATGCCGATAGATCAGGCGGCAGTTGTGAGAGCTATTCAGACGGACAGCAAGCTCAGTAAGTCGCTCTACGACAAAATGGGCGAGGATGTGACATACCTCAAGAAAGCGGTCAGAGCAGAGGTATCAAGAGGCATTGCAAATGGCTCAACGTGGAATGAGGTGGCTGGTAAGCTCTCAAGACACATGGCAAATACTCCATTTCAGAAGGCTTATAACAACTCTATCCGCATTGCGAGGACTGAAGGGCATCGTATACAGGTACAGTCAGCGCTGGACGCTATGTATATTGCAAAAAGCAAAGGGGCAGATGTATTGAAACAGTGGGATGCCACTCTTGACGGAGCAACGAGAGAACATCATCAGATGCTTGATGGACAGATCCGGGAAGTCGATGAGCCCTTTGAGGTTGGAGGTCGTAAGATTAAGGCTCCTGGAATGTTTGGAGATCCGGCGGAAGACTGTAACTGTCGTTGCTGTCTCTTACAGCGTGCCAGATGGGCGCTGGATGATGAAGAACTTGAGACACTGAGGGAGCGAGCGGAATACTTCGGGTTGGATAAGACAAAGGATTTTGAAGAGTACCAGACGAAGTATTTTAAGGTGTCGTGTGAGATTGAGCATGAAAAAGAACAAAGTAAACCAAAATATATTTATAAAGATACAGTTATTCATAAAAAAATAATAGAATCTCCGGATTACAGAAGAAAATTCAATCAAATATCAGATAGTGATAGGGTTAATAGAATCGCATGGCAGCGATCAAAAGAAATGTTAACTCATCGTTCGGGAACAAGATACGAGGATATTGCATTTGTTGACTATATGACTGGAAAATCTAAAATAAATAAGGAATATCATGAGGAAAGTACAGCAAAGCCAAATAAGGCAATGATGGAAATGTTAGCCAACAGCAGGCCAAATACAATCATAGCAATCCATAATCACCCGGGAAGTGGCGTGCCAAGCTTGGCAGATTTAATGGTTTGCCAAAAACGTGCTTATAAATTTGGACTAGTCGCATGCCACGACGGGAAGATATATAAATATTCAGTGGATAAAGAGAAATTTAATGCGCCAATAGCGTCATCTGCACTTGCTCAATTAGAGATAAAGGGGTATAATGACAATGTAAGAAGCATATTTGAAGATGCTGGAGTAAAAATGGAGGTGCTGTGATGGATAAAGAGATAGAATATCAGAGAATATGCGATAAACTCGGCTTTATTCCATCGGAATTTAAAACACCTGATTTTGAAACAGAGGATGATTCTTGGGTTAACCCTTTTTCAGCTTTGACAGTTGAAGAAAACGTTTTTTTGTATGAGAATGGATATTTAAAATAAATAATTAAAACATAATATTTAGCTAATTCAGACCATGATAAAAACATGGTCTTTTTTTATGCCCAAAATCGGCTTAAGGCGATAAAACTGTGACCGATAAATAACTCCGGCAAGAGTGATAACTGCCATGTGTGGCTACGTTTAAAACCAGAAAGGATGGAACAATGGAATTAAAGGAACTGTTAGGAGATGACCTGTATAAGCAGGTACAGGCGAAGATTGACGAGAAGAACAGCACAGAGACAGATAAGCTCAAGCATGTAAGATACACAGATCTGTCCGAGGGCAAGTACGTCAGCAAGGAGAAGTATGATTCAGAACTTGAGAAGCTCAACGGACTGATCACCGGCAAAGACACGGAGATTGGCAATGCAAATAAGCTCATTGAGGAGCTTAAGAAAGCTTCCAAGGGTGACGAGGGCATGCAGCAGAAGATATCAACTTATGAGACAGAGAATGCAAGGCTTCAGAAAGAGCTTGAGGAGACTAAGGTCAACTCAGCTATCAAGGTGGCTCTGCTTGAGGCTCATGCGGTTGATACTGATTATATGACCTATAAGATTAAGGCGGCTCTCAAGGAGAAGAATGAGGAGCTTAAGCTTGATGATGAAGGTCATATCAAAGGTTGGGACAATATGCTCACAGACCTAAAGACACAGTTCCCGGCTCAGTTTACAGCTTCATCCGGCTCAGATGATGGCAAGAGGAACATCATTGAGAATAAGCTGCCAGATCCTACAAATAAAGATACAGGACTGACGAGAGAAGACATATTAAAGAAATCATATGCAGAGCGTGCTAAGATTGCCCAGGAAACACCTGAGATATATGAAGCTGCTATGCATGGAACAAAGTAAGGTAGAAAGGAAAAGGTGAAAGAATATGGCAATTACAAAGGTAAGTGATGTCATTAACCCAGAAGTGATGGGGGATATGATCGATGCAAAGGTAGAGGCACAGGCTAAGCTTTTAAAGTATGCCCATGTTGATACATCCCTTGAAGGTGTACCAGGAGACACAAAGACAGTTCCATCTTGGAATTATATCGGTGATGCTGAAGATTTTGACCCTGAATCAGGGAATGAAATAGAGGCATCTAAGCTCACAGCAACAAAGGAGACGTTCACGATCAAGTGCGCAGCCAAGAGTGTATCAATATATCAGACAGTAATCAATAGTGGTTTGGGTAATCCTGTTGGACAGGCTGAGACTCAGCTTGCAAAGTCTATTGTAGGCAAGCTGGATAATGATCTGCTTGATGCTGCATATACATCTGAGAATGTATACACACCAGATACTCTTGCTGTAATCGGCTATGATGGCATTGTTGATGCCAACACAAAGTTCGAGGATGAAGAGGATGGAATAGAGAAGGTTATGTTCATAAACCCTATGCAGGAGGGAACACTTCTCAAGGATGACAACTTTAAGTCAGCGGACAAGTTTGACAAGAGCGTTATTGTGACAGGCTCTATAGGTAAGATTGGATCATGCTGGGTAAAGAAGTCAAAGAAGATCAAGCTCATGACTTATGAGAAAGACACAGAGAAGGGAACTATTACTATAGTGGCTGATTCAACTGCTGAGTCAGACACAAACAAGCATCTTAGTACAGTTCAGCCAACATGCAAAGATAAGCTTGTAATCGGTGATAAGGTTAAGAGTCTTGCAGCTGGTTCACAGTATTATCTCTGCCCTATCATCAAGCTCCAGCCTGACTCAGAGGAGACAGAGTTCACGGAAGAGGAAGCACCAGCTCTTACAATCTTTCTTAAGAAAGACATTCAGGTTGATCACGAATGGTTACCGAAGAAGCAGAGACATGATATCACAGCATCTAAGTATTATGGTGCTGCACTCACCAACGCTTCAAAGGTTGTACTTGCTAAGTTTAAGAAGTAAGGCGGTGGTCATATGATCATGACTGTCGAAGAGTTGAAAAAGTATGTAGACACCGAGGAGAAAGATTCAGTGCTTGAGGCTAAGCTTCAGGCACTGGAACTCCTGATCAGAAAATATACAAATAATAATTTTCAGGACAGGAACAGACGGTTTGTGGCTCCTGTGGACGCTGTGACAGGCTTTCAGTATGCATCTGAGCTGTTCAAGGTTGGCGACACTATACAGGTGTCAGAGTCACGCTACAACGATGGCTTGTACACCATCAAAGCTGTGGATATGGACAATGGACACATAGAAGTGAATGAGGAGCTTGTAAGCGAACCGGTCGCCATGGTGACAAAGATAGTATATCCGATGGATATCAAGTTGGGAGTAGCAAACATGCTTTCATGGGACCTGAACAACCGGGATAAGGTCGGTGTACAGTCTGAGACCATCAGTAGGCATTCTGTGACCTATTTCAATATGGATGGCGACAATTCCCTCATGGGATATCCCAAGTCGCTTCTTGGCTTTTTAAAGCCATACATGAAAGCGAGGTTTTGAACATGAGAGGAATAGGCGGAAATGCAGTTGCGGATATACAGGTTAAAAGCATAACCAGAAACGAGATAGGTGAACAGGAAGTTGCATGGGTGTCAGAAGATACCCTGACCGGCTGGCTTGACCTCTCAGGCGGTGACAGTAAGTACACAACATATAATGCCAAGGTGCAGGAATCAACGCACATGTTCATAGCTGATTATAAACGTCTCAGTGACATGATCAAGGCTGAGAACAGCCGTATGGTGGTTAATGGTCAGGTATATGACATCATGCTGATAGATGATCCGATGGGGATGCATGAGCAGTTTGAGATATACCTGAAGTATACAGGAGGGCAGTAATGGGAAATGTGGAGTTCACAGACAACAGAATAAAGGTTGAGGCAGCTCTGAATGATGCTATTGTTGCATTCCTGTATGAAGGTGCTGTAGAGGTTGAGGCTCAGACCAAGATAGCACAGACAAGAGTTGATACAGGTCACACTAAAGGCGAATGGACTCACTATGTCGATGAAGATAAGGGTGAGGCTGTAATTGGAAATCCTAGGGAGAATGCTATCTGGGAAGAATACGGCACAGGCGAATATGCTTTGAAAAAGAATGGCCGTAAAGGCGGATGGTGGGCCCCTGTGGGACCTGATGGAATGAGCTTGAAACAAGCCAGTAAGTTCAGTAAGGTAAAAAAGGATAAGGCAGGAAATATAGTAGCTGTTTTTACCTATGGTAAGAAGCCTCTCAGACCTTTACAGAAAGCCTTTGACAAGACAAAGGGCAAGATCATCAGGCGACTTGGTTCTATTCTCAATCAGACATTCAGAGAGTAAGGCGGTGATGGCATGACAGGCGAGACATTATCATATATCAACAGTGTACTCACAGATGAACTTGAGATACCATACGCATTCATGGAGTGGCAGGATGACTCACCAGAGGCATACTTTGTCGGTGAATATTCTGAAGGTGATACACCTGAAGAAGATGGATGTCAGGAAATAACATTCATCATAGATGGATTCACAAGAGGCTCGTGGTTTAGCCTGGAGAAGTACAAACAGAAGATAGAACAGAATATTGAACGAACGGCAATCCTTGCAAGTGGTGCGGGGGTTGCCGTTTTTTATGGGAATGCGTCACCGATTCCAACAGGGGATGCAGACCTCAAACGTATACAGATCAATTTGACTATTAAAGAATATAAGAATGGAAGGTGATTATATAATGGCAGATACATTAACTTTTGAAGAGTTTAAGTCATCCGGTATCACAGACAAGACACCGAAGAACATTGTGTTTGGTGCCGGAACGATTCACAAAGGGCTCAGGTATGACGCATCAAAGAAGACTTGGAACTTTGCTGAGTCTTTGATCGGTGCAACATCCGGCGGTACAAAGCTGTCAATCAAGCCTGAGCTCAAGGATATAGAGGTCGATGGTGCATCAGTTAAGGTTAAGGAGTTGGCAGTTAAGATAGGCGAGACAGCACAGATGGATACTAACATGGTGGAGCTGTCGCCTGAGACGATCAAGATGGCTATTATTGGACAGAATGGCACATCAACAGCGGAAGGATACGATGTGATCGAATCAAAGGCAAGAATTGAAAAGGATGATTACATTGAGAACTTCGGATATATTGGAAGATTCTTAGATGGTCGTCCTGTTATCGTGATCTTTGACAATGCGCTCTGTACATCAGGCCTTGAGATAGAGGGCAAGAACAAGGAGAATGGCACATTTGCGCTGACAATGGAGTGCTATGCGGATCTGTCACCAGCAGCTGATACACTGCCATACCACATCTATTTGCCTGCCGGCACGATAACGGAGCAGGTTCAGCAGTCTATAGATTCCAGTACAGAAGTAACAGACTAATTGACATAGAAAAGGAGAGATAATCATGGGAACAACCGAGATAAAAAAGAATAAAGATGTAGTAGAGAATACCGAAGTAGTAGAAGATGCCGAGGCAACAGAAGATGTGCAGGAGATCAAGCCATATACACTTAGAAATCCCAAAGCAACAGATATCGCTTCATTCCTGAAGCTGTTCAGTAAGCTGGGGGTAAAGGACTTCAAAGATTCATTCAGCGACAATGGGTTCAAAGAGCTCATTGCAAAAGAACGTGAGAAGCTTGCTGGTGATGGCGAGGATGATGAGGACACATTGAAGTTCCTTGAGAATGTGGGTATTGGTCTTATATTCGAGCTTGCAGATGTGATCCTGATAAAGCTGTCAGACTGTCAGCGTGAGGTATTTGTCTGCCTGTCACACCTGTCAGGAATGACAGTGGATGAGGTAGCAGATCTTGACCTCTCTGTGTTCACACAGATGTTATGGGATGCAGTAACTCTTCCGGGCTTTGCGGATTTTATCAAGGTTGTTTCAAGATTGTACGAGAAGATACACTAGGCTATCTCAAGTTCATGGATCTGATATTTCACAGATATGCGGATCCATACACTCTGCTTGATACGATGATAGACAATCAGAGCTTTGATGAGTTTGTATGTACGTTTGTGCGTCTGGACGATGATGATAAGCTCTGGGATATGTATATCCATAAGTGCTGGGAGAATATATCATTTAATGACTTCAAGGCAAGGCTGTACGGCACATTAGGTGGTAGTTCACAGCCGGTCAGATCAGGGGCATTTGAAAGCAGAGACGAACTTGAAGCAACCATAAAGGATTCTATGTCAATTATAGAGAATTTCAAACCATAGGGGCACACAGAACGTGTGTCTCTATTTTTTTATTATCGAGGAAAGGGGGTAGACCCTTTTGGAAGTATTTAAGATACTGGGAAGAATCGCAGTATCAAATGAGGATGCGAATGAGAAAATTGAAGAGACTGGCGACAAGGCAGAGAAGACAAGCAAAAAGATGAGTTCTGTGTTTGGCAATATCGGCAAGTTTGCGCTCAAGGCAGCAAAGGTAGCTGTTGTCGCAACAACGGCTATGGCCACTGGAATAGCTGGCATTACTGCTAAGGCTGTAAGCGAGTATGCGGACTACGAGCAGCTTGTCGGTGGTGTTGAGACGCTGTTCAAGGACAGCTCAGATAAGGTTGTTGAGTATGCAAATAATGCATATAAGACGGCGGGGCTGTCAGCGAACGAGTACATGGATACTGTAACGAGCTTTTCAGCATCGCTGTTGCAAGGCTTGGAAGGTGATACAGCACAGGCAGCTGAAATAGCAAACACAGCTATTGTAGATATGGCTGATAATGCCAACAAGATGGGAACTGATATGGCATCTATACAGAATGCATATCAGGGTTTTGCTAAGCAAAACTACACGATGTTAGATAACCTCAAGCTTGGCTATGGTGGTACTGCATCCGAGATGGCAAGGCTTATCAATGACTCTGGTGTACTTGGTGACACCATGACCGTTACAGCAGATAATGTCAATAGTGTATCGTTTGATAAGATGATAGAGGCTATTCACACCGTTCAGGTTGAGATGGGAATATCTGGACTCACTGCTGAACAAGCGGCTGAGGCAGTGAAGAATGGAACCATGACGCAGGAAGAGGCTCTTGCAGCTATGGGAACCACCGCAAAAGAGGCAGCCACTACAATACAGGGATCTATCGGCATGATGAAGTCCGCATGGACGAATCTGCTCACAGGTATGGCGGATCCATCACAGGATATGGGAGTGCTGATGAACAACCTTGTTGATTCGGCTATGGCTGTAGCAGATAATCTTGTGCCACGAATAGCAGAGACACTGCCGAGGGTTGTTACCGGTATATCACAGCTTGCTCAGAAACTGGCACCATACATACCGCCTCTTATTGAGCAGTTACTACCATCGTTGATACAGGGAGCGACATCGTTGTTGTCTGAGGTGGTCAATAATCTGCCCGGAATACTTGAGACATTACTGCCCGGCATAGGTGGGGAATTGGGCCAGTCGATATCAACCGCTCTAAATTCTATTTTTAGCACCCTGACATCGATTTTACCATCGGTTCTGCAGTTAGTGGGACCAGTGCTGACAACACTGTCAACACTGCTTAATCTGCTTTTACCACCGATGATGCAGATCATTCAGACGATCTTGCCACCGCTTACAAACCTGATAAATATGCTCCTGCCGCCGGTGACTCAGATTATTCAGTCTTTACTGCCTGTTTTGATGGCTATTTTGCAGCCTATACTTGAATTGTTACAGCCGTTTTTGGCTATGTTGACACCGATTATCGACTTGGTAATGCAGGTAGTCACGCCACTGACAGATCTTATCAATATGATATTACCACCACTGGCGGAAATACTTTCGATGCTGATGGAAGATTATCTAAATGTGCTGAAACCAATCCTTGAATGGTATTGTAAGATGCTTTCAGGAACGCTTAAGTCTGCTATCAAGTTGATAGTTACAGCGATCAATAACTGTAAAGAATCATTTGCTGCAGCTTGGCGGGGAATCAAGAAGGCGTGGAACGCTGCACCAGAGTTCTTTAGTGGAATATGGTCAAGTATTAAGGGCACATTCTCTGCCGTAGGCACATGGTTCAGTGATATATTTGGCAAGGCTTGGGCTGGTATAAAGAATGCATTTTCACCGATGGTGAATTTCTTTAGCTCTACCTGGCAGAAGATCAAGAACATATTTAGTAAGGTCGGAACAGCAATAGCGGACGGCCTAAAAGGTGCTGTGACATCAGCGGTCAATGCGATACTGAGCAAGGCTACAGGGATTATCAATGGCTTTATCAGGGCAATCAATTCAGCTATATCTATTTTGAATAAGATCCCTAAGGTGTCGATATCAAGGATAGATGAGCTTGACGCTCCTCAGCTTGCTGAAGGTGGTGTGCTTAAGCGTGGCCAGGTTGGTATCCTTGAGGGTAATGGAGCTGAGGCTGTAGTGCCACTTGAGAAGAATACCGGCTGGATCAGGAAAGTTGCGGAGGATATGGCAGAGGCAACAGGCGGTGCAGTGGCTGGTGATTCGGAATCACTGAAGGTACTTTATAAGATATTGGAGATTATAAGACACATAGATGACAACATGTATGAGTGGATACTGACAGCTCTTACAGAGGGTGTGAGATTGAAACTTGACGGCAGAGAGTTCGGAAGGATGGTGAGAAATGCTTGAACAGCTTAAATATGTGAATCATCTCGGAGAAGTTGTAGAATTTGGCAAGAAAGGAACATTTGCAAACAGTAATGATCTCAGAGATTATGAGTGGACATACGACAGCAGCAGAAGCCGTGCTGAGAACTTTAGAAAAGGGGTGGTCTCAAAGACCATCCCTATTGTTATATCTGCGGCAAGTAAGAAAAAGTGTACAGATATTAAGAATAGGCTGTATGAGGTCTGTGAGAAGGATATTATAGCAGAAAAGAAGGGAAGGCTCTATATAGGAGATTACTATCTTGAATGCTATGTGTTTAGTTCAACAAAGAGCAATTATCTTGATGTGGCGACATCGATGAATCTGTCACTTAAAGTAGTAACAGATGGTGGCAGATGGATGAAGGAAGATTTCCACAACTATAAGCATGTGCCAGATGAGTTTATCGAAGGTAAAGGCTATGAGTATTGTTATGAATATGATTACAACTCAATTTCTGACAATATCAGTAAGCTTGAGGTGGACGACTTCAGAAACTGTGATTTTGTACTCAGCATACATAGTGGTGCTGTTAATCCAGTCATATATGTTGACAATCATTACTACAGCGTTAGGTGTGTTGTTGGCGATGGAGATAAGATCGTTATTAATTCTGCAGAGCTTACGATAACTCTTGTGAAAGCAGATGGAACACAGGAAAACATGTTCAGATACAGGGACAAGCAAAGCGATGTGTTTGAAAAGATATCCCCCGGGAATCATCGTGTGATGTGGAATGGAAGCTTTGATTTTGATTTAAGTGTAATACATGAGAGAGGTGAACCAAAATGGACATAAGGTTGATATACACTGATGCAGACAGGGTAGAACAGGGATATCTCAGGAACTTCAGCGCAGATGTGGATGTTGCAAAGGATAAGGATTTTGAGATAACTGTAGCTAGGGATAATAACATTCTGCGAGGTGGCTCATGGTGGTATATCAACAACACAGAATACGGTGGCATAGTTGATAATGTCGGTGTGGTGACATCCGACAGAGAAATCAAATACACTGGCCGAAATCTTAGAGGCATCTTGTGTGACAAGATCATAGAGCCTCCGGCGGGGACGGATTACAAGATTGTATCAGGTGATGCAGTTACAGTGATCAATAAGCTCATTGAAGTGGCTGGACTTAGCAGCATATACAGAATGACAGGCGAATCATGGAATGTACAATCATTTCAGTTCAACAGATATGTGAGTCTCTATGATGGCATATGTGCGCTGTTGAGCACCCAGAACAGGGTTCTCAGGCTTGTGATTAAAAATGGATATGTGACTATGAGTAGTGCGGTGCCTTACGATTATACAGAGGATAAGGATTGTATGAGATCGGATATCAACTACAATATCACACAGGTCAAGAATGGATATAATCATCTTATCTGCCTTGGTCAAGGCGAGCTCAAAGACCGTCAGGTGCTGCACTTGTACGTTGATAAGGTGGGAAATATCACTGATACGCAGACATATAAAGGCTTGGAAGAACGCACAGCAATATATGATTATAGTTCGGCAGCAAATATTGATGAGCTTAGAACAGGCGGTATAGCAAGAATACAGGAGCTTAATGTGGACAGCTTAGATATGACACTCCCAGATATGTCAATGCAGATTGGGGATATTACTGGTGGTACAGAGGATATTACAGGAATCACCGTCAAGAAACAGATAACAAATATCATAGCGAAAATAGACGATAACAGCATAGACATTGAATATTCAGTGTCATAGAAGAAAGGCGGATTTTATGAAGATAATAACAGGAAAAACAGGGAAACCACATGTAACAAGTGCAGATGATAGAGCCTTGCACAGAGCAGAATGGGATGGCGATGGATTTTTGTCAGTCTCCCAGCCACCAGTGCTGGTTAATTCAACGACACTTAGAGTATATCCGTGTGACATTATGTTTCAGGGGTGCCATGCTAGGGTTACAGGTACATATGAAGATCTTACTTTCCCTAGTGGAGAAACAGGTAAAAAGCGAGTTGATATTCTTGTTGCAAGATACACGCTGTCAGAGGAAGGACTTGAGGATATGTCATTGCTGATCTTGACAGGGCAACCTGTAAAATCCTCACAGGAGCCACAATCACCTGTGTATGAAACTGGCATAATAGCCAATAATGTAAGTGTCGCCGACATGCCGCTTTACAAAATTATACACGATGGAATAAATGCGAGTGAGCCGGTTGCGATTGCATCAATTTTCCCCCCACTTAGTAATAAATATACAAAGGAGGAGTCGGATTTAACTACAAAGAATATCAATCAGGCGATATCGAAAGCTGAAAAAACAGCGGCAGAGGCTACTGCAAAGGCACAGTCTACTGCAGATACCGCAGCATCACAGGCTGAGGAAGCTACAGGTAGGGCTGAGGAAGCGCAGAAAACAGCAGATACCGCAGTGTCGAAAGCAGATAAGGCGCAGGGCACGGCAGATACCGCAAAAACAGATGCTGCTAATGCGCAAAGCTATGCGGAAAAAATTGCTACAAAAAGCCTTGTTATATCTGATATAGTAGGCGCAACAGCGACTATACCAGGAACTGACGCAGGAACAACACTTCAATATGACGTTGAGGTAGAGTTGCCAAATAATACGGGTAGAATATTAGTTATTCCTAAAAATATCCCTAGTGGTGTCACATACATGGGATATGAAGCTACATCAATGAATCAGACTACATATTCGATTACTGTAAAAGCAAAAAATACAAACAAAGCAGATTCAAATATAAGCTTAGTTGTTGTGGGCGTTGCAAGACCTAAGAATCTTATATAGGGGGTTGAGCATGTATATAAATTTTGAAACAATAATTCAGGTTGGGAAGGTACTTGGAGCTCTTGTGCTGATAGGAGGGATACTCATATCTATATACAAATGGTATGCGAGGCAGAATGAACAGGATACGGAGATCAAGAAGATGAAAGAGGAGCAGTGCATACTTACATATGGTACACTTGCGTGTCTTAAAGGCCTAAAGGAGCTTGGATGTAATGGACCAGTCACAGAGGCTATTGACAAGATGGAAAAACATCTGAATAAAGCGGCACATGATCAGGAATAGGAAGGAGATATAGTCATGGATAAGTTAGCAATATTATTATTAGTTGTTGCAGTAATTTGCACATTGATCACAGTTATCACAGAGTTTACAAAAGAGGTTGGAATACTGAAGAAGATTCCAACCTCTTTTCAGGTGCTTATAACAAGTCTCATCATATGTGAGATATGCTTGTTTGTAGCATTATCATATTTCGATATTCGGCTGCTATGGTATTACCCTGTAGCTGTATTCTTTGGTGCTTTTATTATTGCATTCATATGTACCAGGGGATGGGACTACTTGATTGAAATATTTAAGAGATTTTACAGAGGCGGAGATATAGAGAAAAAGGAGCGTGATGGGAAATGAATGGAATAGACATCAGTGCATGGCAGGGGGATGCTGGAATAGACCTCAGTAAAATAGCGTATGACTTCTGTATTGTGAAAGCAACAGAGGGAACAGACTACAAGAACAGATACTTTGCAGTGCATTGCGATAAAGTTTTGAGTAGAAAAAAACTTCTGGGAGTATACCACTATGCAAATGGTGGAGATCCACAGAAAGAGGCTGATTATTTCCTGGCACACTGCAAGAAGTACATTGGCAAGGCGGTGCTTGTCTTGGACTGGGAGGCACAGAACAATCCATTGTTCGGCAAGAATGACCTTGAATGGTGCCTTAAGTGGTGCAGTTATGTGCAGAAAAAGACAGGCATTAAGCCACTGATATACATCCAGAAGAGCGCTATGGAAGCAGTTAAAAAGTCCGGATATGGCTTGTGGATAGCTCAGTACCCAGACGATGTTGAGACAGGCTACCAGGAGCACCCATGGAACGAAGGAAAATATAATTGCTTGATCAGGCAGTATACATCTGTTGGCAAGCTTGCAGGATACGCTGGCAGCCTTGACCTCAACAAGGCATATATCAGCGCAGCATCATGGAATAAGCTGGCAGGCAGAAGATCCGTGTCCGTACTTGCGAAGCCGACAGCCGCTAAGAAAAATATCAATACGATTGCCAAGGAAGTGCTTGCCGGTAAGTGGGGCAATGGCCAAGACAGAAAGAGCAGGCTCACCAAGGCGGGCTATGACTATGCAAAGGTACAGGCAGCAGTCAACAAGCTGGTCAAGGCATCACAGATGACACAGGATAAGATCATCAATGCAGTTGCTCATGAAGTCATAGCCGGAAAGTGGGGAAATGGTCAGGAGCGTGTTGACCGCCTCAAGGCGGCAGGTTATGATCCTGATAAGATTCAGAAGAGAGTAAATGAACTCATGCAATAGCCTGATTTAGGGGCAAAAAAGGGGCAAAAAGTTGATTTGTCATGATATTGTCATGAATAATGGAAGTGTAAAAACGTAGGAATTAAGCCACTTTTGAGCATATGTGAGCATATATAAAAACATAGTGATTTTAAACCACAGGTTTACTTTGATATGTACCCTCTTTACTGGACAACCAGTAAGGAGGGTATTTTTATGCGTTA